GGACATCGAAGCCCGCCGGATCGTGATGGAAGAGAACACCGGCGGGTACTCGCCCAACACGTTTGTGATGGGCGCGCAGGCGTGGTCCGAGACCAAGAACCATCCCGACCTCATCGACCGGATCAAGTACACCCAGCGTGGCGTGATGTCGGTCGAGCTGTTCGCGCAGTTGATCGAGGTGCCCAAGGTGCTGGTGGCCCGGGCCTCCCGGAACACCGCGGCCGAAGGGGTGGCGGGATCATATGACTACATCGCCGGCCAGACCAACGCGTTGCTGACCTACTCGGCCCCGACGCCTGGTGCGTTCACCCCGTCCGCGGGCTACACGTTCACCTGGAGCGGTGCCCCGGATGGTGCCGGCAACTCCTACGGGCTGGCGATCAAGAAGTACCGCCGGCCGGAAGAGTACGAGACCGATTCGATCGAGATCAACTCCTGGTACGTGCATTCGGTGGTCTCGACCGTGCTGGGTGAGTTCTTCTCGGCGGTGGTCACGTGAGCGAGTTGATCGCGATCCGGGATTTCAAGATGGGACCCGCGACGTACAAGCGCGGGGACCGGGTGGACCCGGCACTGTACGCCGCGCAGCGGGCCTCGGTGCGCCGGGGGATGATGCAGCACTACGTCCTGCCAGCCGACCGGGTGTCGGATTCCGTGCGTGCGGGGAACCAACCGATCGCGCAACCCGAGAACGCGCACGACGTCCGGGAGTTCCAGCGCGACAGCGTGACCGTCCACCGGTCCCGGGGTCGGCCCAAGGGCTCGAAGAACAAGCCGAAGGGGGCATAGATGGGTCTGCAATACTTCAAGCGCGGGGTGTATGCGGGTGGCGCGGGCAACCGCGACCTGTCCAGCGACCTCGTGATGTCCTCGGGTGGGCTGGCCTTCGATGCCGCGATTACGGCCTCGACGGCGGCGGAGATCGCCGGCTACGGGCTGGTCACGATCACGGGCGCGGATGCCACCAGCGTCTATACGTTGGCGGCTCCACCCTCGGATCGGGTCCGCGAAGTCATCATCACCTGTATCAACGCCACGTCCTCGATGACCGCCAAGGTCTTTCTGACCACGGGCACGACGGACGCGCACTACCAGAGTTCGGCCAGCGCAACCACGACGGAGCGGAGCCTGCACTTCCCGCATTCCGCGTCGTATGCGCGACTGCTGGCGACCTCGTCGCATGTGTGGCTGGTGACGGCCAAGAGCACGGGTGTGTTGCAGGAGAGCACGGGTTAAGCAGACCGCAGACCGTAGCGAGCAGGGGCAGACCGCAACCCAAGGAGTGTCATCCGTGACCCGCAAGAAAGTCGCGATAGTTGGCTATACCCCCCATCGCCGCATGGCCCCCTGGCAAGACCACGATTGGGAAATCTGGACGCTGAACGATTTGTATACCCAGCTCCAGCCGACCGAGATCGTCCAAGACCCCACGCGACACCGNCACTTCCAACTGCANGCGTGGGACGAACAGCACCGACCNGATCCCGTGCGGACCGACTCCCCGAACATGCCCTATTCGATCGACGCGGACCATGTGCGGCATCTGAAGGAGTACGTGGACCGTGGGGTCAAGGTCTACCTGGTCGAGGCGCGGCCGGAAGTGCCCGGCGCGATTCCCTTCCCTCGGGCAGAGCTAAAGGCGTGGCTCGTGAAGGAGGGCATCTATCCGTCCTACTTCACGAATGCCATCTCGTGGCAGATCGCCTACGCCATCATGGAAGGCTTCGAGGAGATCGGCGTCTACGGCGTGGACATGATGCAGGCCGGTGGGAAAGGTTCTGAGTACGGGTTCCAGCGGCCGTCCTGTGAATACTACCTGGGAGTAGCCGCCGGGAGAGGGATCAAGGTCATTGTCCCCGACCAGTCCGACCTGCTCAAGTCGGCGTTCGACTACGGGATCGAGGCGGATTCCGCCTATCGCCGCAAGCTGATGTACGAGCTGGACAACACGTTGCAGACCATCGCGCAGCTCGAAGGCCAGCACAAACAGATCGTGAACATGGTCAACACGCTGGTAGGGAAGCGGGATTTCATCCAGCACCTGCTCAACTCGTGGATGCCGGGCGAGAGTGGATCGCCGGACGCGAAAGCGCCCATCCCGAACAGCCACGTCCTCACGGCCCCGCAGGGTGGGCAGCGTCAAGTCATCGAGGTACCGCTGGCGGTGCTTCAGCGGATGCAGCAACAGACCATCACTGGCCCCGTCCCTGTGAACTCTGACGGGAAGGCCCCCGCATGAAACACGGTGTCTATTACGCTTCAACGGGCGCGACGTGGACGCTGACGACGGCGGCCATGACGGGTGCCTTCTTCCGGCTGGCCCAGCCGTTCAGCCGGTTTACCGCGCATGGCGTCTTTGCCTCCGGCTCGTCCGGCACGTTCACCATTCAGGGTGCCTTGACGAGCGATGCGTCCACGTCACCCGTCATGATCACACTGGACAACACCACGGCGATAGGCTGGAATACGACGGGTATGCCCATGACGTGGGTCCGAGCGGTGGCGAGTACCATCAGCAGCGGCACGACGGGCAGCATCTCGATCTACCTGGCGGCCGTCCCCGGATGACGTTCACGTACACGAGCACCGATCCGGGAGGGACCACCCGCGATACGATCCGGCTGCAAATCGGGGATACGTCCTCGTCCGACCAGTTGTTGCAGGACGAGGAGATCGCCTATTTCGGGAATGCCCCAGCTTGTGCTCGGGCGATCGCGGCCAAGTTCGGCCGGCGAGTGGACGAGCGGTTCGGCAACGCGTCACTGTCCGCGTCACAGATGAGCGAGCGGTACCTGGCGCTGGCGGACATGCTGGAACAGACGGCGTCCTACGGCGGGGTCCCCTATACCGGTGGGATCAGCATCGCGGATAAAGACTCCGTCGCGGACGATACGGATCGCGTGGTGCCGGGTTTCTCCGTGGGGCAGGACGATTACCCGGGCACGATGCGGACTGGCACGCTGAGCAGTGAATGAGCATCACGGATTACCACTTCCTGACGGACACCTGTTCGGTCGATCCGTTCTCGACCTTCGGAGCGTTCGGTGCCATCACGTACAGCACGGCCTCACGCACGACGCACTATTGCCGAGTGGAGTACCGCCAGCATCAGGTGCGGACGCCCGATGGACGGACGGAAGTCGCGAGCATGACGGTCTACGTCGGCGGCCAGACGACCGGCGGAAGCCCGCCCACGTTGACGATACGGGACCGATTGGTGCTCAGTACACAGGCGGTGCCCAACTCGACGTCGGCGATCCCGCTGATTCTCGCGGTGGACCGGACCCCGGACCAAGCGGGCATCCTGCATCATGTGGCGGTGCATTGTGGCTAGCGTGACCATCGGTATCACCGGGCTACCGCAGGCGCACCGGGCCTTGCGGGAGCGGCCAATCGCGGCACTCCGGGCGGCGGCGAATGCGTTGAACCGGGGCGCGGAAGAGATCATGGCGGTCTCCAAGGCCGAATACGTGCCGGTGGCTACAGGACTCTTGCGAGCGAGCGGGCATGTGATCCCGCCCAAGATCACCGGCGCGGCGATGGGTGCGGTGGTGATCACGCCGGCACAGATGGTCTTTGGCGGCATGGCAGAAGCCTATGCCTTGTCCGTCCACGAGAACCCGCGCTCCGGCAAGACGGGCGGCGTGTCCCCATCCGGCAAACGCTACAAGGTGTTCTCGCGGGTCGGGCAGTGGAAGTACCTGGAGACGCCCGCGAAGCTGCTGGCGCCGAAAGTGTTCGGGGACCTCAAGCTGGCGCTCGATCGCGTGCTGTTGACCGCATGGGGCAGCGGCCGGCCGGTCGAAGGTATCCGTGGCGCTGCTGGCTGAGATCGCGAATCGGCTGATCGCGTCCACGCAGGGCATTGGTGGGTTGCCCGGCACCACGGCGGTCACGGATACGGGCTGGACGATCTATCAAAGCATCATGCCAGCCACCACGGCGCCGAGTATCGCGATTCTGGAAACGGGCGGGTTCGCGCCGCTGTGGAAAACGGCGTTGAACTTCCCGACGTTTCAGGTCCAGGTCAAAGCGGCGCGGCTGGATTACGGGACGGGACGGGCGAAGCTGGCCGCGATTCAGACGGAGTTGCACGGGATCGGGAATCGCATCCTGACGGAATCGGGTTCGACGGGTGGACAGTGGTATGTGGGGATACAGGCGGAAGGGGACGCGTTGAGTCTGGGATACGATAACAACGACCGGCCGACGCTCGCGCAGAACTATCTGGCGCTGCGAAGCCGCACCACGTAAGGAGTAGCACATGGCGGTCACAGCCTTTCACGGACGGTTGGGGTCGGTCTACAACACGACGGGCTCGACCTCCGCCGCGCAAGACGAGATCGGCCAGATCAATGGGTGGAAAGTCTCGGTGACGCGGCCGAAAATCCCGGTCACCAACAACGACTCGTCTGGGTGGGGTGAAGCCATCTCGGGGATTGCTGATTGGGAAGGTAC